GACGCAGGGCGCGGACTACGGAACAGGGGACTTCGGTAGCGGAGCCTTCGGCGGCGTATAGCGCCTGAGTCACCGGGGCCGGGGAAGTGGAGGTAGCGACCACTTCCCCGGCCTTCCATCCATCCTTTGCAGTACCAATCCGAAAGGCCCGTCATGGCAACACCCTTTCCCACCGTCCAGCCCGGCGACGTGTGGGGCCAGAAACTCCTCGACGCAATCACTTCCCGGGACACTGACGCTGTGGCCGCCGCTGGCACCGCCGCTGACGCCAAGATCGCCGCCAAGGTCGGCGCCTCCACGCTGATCCTCGGCCCGCAGGACCCCGTGCCGGCCAACACCCCGGCCGGAACCGTCATCTTCAGGACCACCTAAGATGGCCGTCTCCCTCGTCGGCTACACGTCGGCGGAATTCCAGACCGGCGTGTTCAACTACACCCTCACCCCGGACGGCACCATCGCCACCGGGGACTGGCTCGTCGCTGTCGCCGTCACGGGGCAGGGGCAGGTCCTCGCGGTCCCGACGGGGTGGACGGCCCTCTACAACATGAAGGGCACCGGCACGCTGAACACTGCCGTGTTCACGAAGAAGCGCCTTGCCGGGGACACCGGCTACACCTTCACCTTCGGCGGCGCCACCACGTCCGCGAAGATCGCGATGATGTGGGTGCGCGGCGCGGCCGACACCGGCTGGGTGATCCCCACGGACGGCCGCTACCGGGCCAACTCCGGCGGCACCTTCAACAACATCGCCGACCCGATCACCGTCGCGGCCAACACGCTCGCGCTGGTCATCTCCACCGAGCGCACTTCCGCCACCGAATCGAACATCTCCTCGATGACCGGGGCGACGCCGTGGTTCTTCGTGCCGCAAAACGGCGCCACCCAAATCGAAACCATCGCGGTCGGCTCCGTGCTGTCCTCCGGCGGCGGGGCCACCCCGTCCGTCACCATCACCTACCCGAACACGCAGGCCGCGAACGGCTGGGCCGTCCAGCTCGGCATCCCTGTCGCGGCCGCCGCTCCCGCCAGCGGGCTTTCGCGCTGGGTCGGCGGCGTCGAGGTCCCCGTGACGGTGAAGCTGTGGAACGGCACCGCCGAGGTCGCGCTCACCCAGTCCCAGCCCGCCGTCGGCAACTATCGGATCGCGGACCTGCTGGCGACGTCCCCGTTCTACATCGCGCACCGCGGCTCCATGGACAACTGGCCCGAGCACACCATGCGGGCGTTCAAGAACTCGGTCAACTACGGCATGAAGGCGCTGGAGGTGTCGGTCAACGTCACCACCGACAGCGTCATCTTCTGCCACCACGACACCAACCTGTCGCGGATGACCGGGACGAACCTGAACTTCTCCGCCGCGACTGCCGCGCAGGTGGACGCGCTGACCACGACGGGCGGGCTGACGGACAACCCGACGCAGGACCGCCAGCCGGTCGCCCGGCTCACCGACGTGCTCGCGGCGTACGCCTCCAACCATGTGCTGTTCATCGAGCCGAAGTCCGGCGGCGCGTGGCAGGCGGACCTGATCGCGCTGATTAAGACGTACCCGGACATCACCAACCGGATCGTCTGGAAGGCGCCGATTGTCTCCGGCTTCTCCGGCGCCAAGACCGCGGGCTTCACCACATGGGGCTACCTGCTTCAGGACGACCCGGCGCACGCGGACTGGCAGACCCTCGTGGCGAAGTCGGACGTGGACTGGATCGGCGTGAACCACACCGCGACCGACGCCTACATTCAGGGCGTCGTGGCGCTGGCGAACAGCCTCGGCAAGAAGGTCATCATGTGGGAAATCCACACCGCCGCGATGCGCGACCGGGCGCTGTCCCTCGGCGTCACGGGAATGATGACCTCCAATGTCCGCACCGTCCTGCCCAAGTACCCCTAGGAGACACCTTGTTTACCCAGCTCATCACCCCCAACCCGTACGGGCCCAAGGCCGAGGAGGGCCTGTGCCTTCAGTACGTGCGCCAAGCCTTCGGGCTTCCGGCACGGTTCGGGTCCGCGACCGAGGCGTGGAACAACTCGCGCTCCCAGCACCGGGACCGGAACTACCCCAAGGGTGTCTGGTTCGCGGTGTGGTGGAAGCTCGCGGGCAACCCGTACGGCCACGTCGCCGCGGTGGCCCCGGACGGCCGGGTGTTCTCCACTTCCAACCTCAACCCCAACCCGCTGAAGGTCCACCCGAACGTCGCCGACGTCGAAGCCTACTACGCCCGGTACGGGCACCCGCTGACGTACCTCGGCTGGACCGAAGATGTGGCCGGTTTCCCGGTCATCGCCCCGGGCATTTCCGCTCAGGGCTCCACCACCACCACAGGAGACATTTTCATGGCACTTTCCGATGCAGAACAGAAGCGCATCCTCGCCGCCGCCGACCGGATCAACGGCCGTGTCGCCGACGTCCGGGTGCTGAACGCCGAGGACGGCGCGTACATGAACGCGATGCGTGACGCACAGCACGCGAAGGTCATGGCGGCGCTGGACCAGACGCTCGACAAGGAGGACGGCGGCTACATCGTCAACCTCGTCAACGCGATCAAGCCCGGCTCCGTGGACCCCAAGGCCATCGCCGACGCCATCGTCGCCCTGATCCCCGTCGGCGTCTCCCCCAAGGCTGTCGCTGACGAACTCGCCGCACGGCTGAAGGACTAAGAACATGAGCTGGCCCGTAATCTGGCCCGGCGGCACCACCCCCGCCGGGGCCTCCCCTGAACAGGTGGCGCTGGCGGAGACGTACGCCGCCAACACCCTGCGGTTCCTGACCCTGAACAGGGTCGGCGGGAACCCGATCACCGTCATGCCCTGCGCCCGGACCTGCCGCAGGCCGCTGATGCGGGCCGCTCTGTTCTCCCCCGTCCCCTTCTACCCGTCCGCGACGGACCTGCGCGCCTGCGGGTGCTCGCTCGGGTGCGGGTGCTCCGGCGTCGGCGGCGTCGAACTGGACGGCCCCGTCGGGCGCATCGACGAGGTCAAGATCAACGGCACCGTGCTGGGCCCGGATGAGTACCTTGTCATGGACGGCCACACGCTGATCCGCAAGGACCACACCAACTGGCCCGCCTGCGCCGGGAAGGACTTCACCGTCACTTACCTTCAGGGCTACGAGGTCGACGACATGGGGAAGTTCATCGCCGGTCTGCTCGCCGAGGAATTCATCAAGGCGATGCTCGCGGACAAGAAGTGCCGCCTGCCCTCCACCATCACCACGATGGCGCGGCAGGGGATCAGCTACGAGCTGACCAAGGGCATGTTCGTTGACGGCGTCACGGGCATCCCGGAGGTCGACGCGTATGTGGTGCTGTGGAATCCGTACGGCCTGCGCACCCGCCCCGCGGTGTACTCCCCTGACCTGCCGCACTCCCACCAAGTCACCCTCGGGAGCTGGCAGTAATGGCACAGTCCGCCCGGCAAATGGCCGACATCCTCCTCGCTTCCCTCGTTGTCGCACTGCGGGACAAGGGGGGCGAGGAGGTCTGCTCCACCGCGATCTACCACGGCGACTCTGTCACCCTCGACTACGCCGACTGCGGTGGGATGGCGTGGGTGCGGCTGGTGTCCACCGGCCCGTCACGGAACTTCCCCTCCGTCATCTCAGACCTGAACGCCTGCGGCGCCTCGCTCGCACACACGTTCGAGTTGGGCGTGATGCGCGCGGCACCGCTGGCGACGGCACTGCTGGCCGGGTCCGGCGTGGACCTGCCCGACGACGCCGAGAACACTGAGGCCGCGGCGCTGGCGCTCGATGACATGGAGGCGCTGTGGGCCGCGATCCAGATGGCGGCGCAGGACATCGAACTGCTGGTGCCGGGGACCTACACCCCGGTCGGCCCGACGGGCGGCTCGCTCGGCGGCACATGGTCTGTGACGGTCGGGGACGATGACTGATGCCTACCGCGTTTGTCCGCGTCCATGAGGGCGCGGTCCAGTCGTTCCTCCTCCCCGGCCAGCCGGTCGATGAGCTGATCCACAACACCGCCCAGCACACCCGTGCGTTCGCCCGCGAGCACATCAACAACCGCACCGGGGCGCTGTCGCGGTCGATTCAGGTCAACCGGCCGACCCGCACCGGGCCGCTGACAAACTCCTCACTGGTGGTGGCGCTGTCCAAGCACGCGCTATACGTCCACGAAGGGACGGGCCGCATCTTCCCGAAGCACGGCAAGATGCTGACCATTCCCAAACAGAACTACGGAATCAGCGGGGGCGGCAACCCGTCCGGCGGTTCACTGCGCAAAGCGTGGCGTTCCGGCGGACGCGTGGCGTTCCCCGACGGCGCCCCGTACTTCACCCGGCGCTCCATTAGCGGTCAGAAGGCGAACCCATTCCTGAAGAAGGGCCTCGCCGAGGCTATGGCACTCGTTCGCAGATAAGCCGCGCCTTCCACGGATACTGAGTACCCGCCGGTACTCTGATACTGGCCGTGCAATCGGCCACTCCGGGAGACTGAAATACAGGAGACATCCGTTGAAAGAATTTGTTACAGCCGTAAAGACCGAGGACGAAGCTGAAGAGGGCATCACCTTCAAGCACAACGGCCGCGAGGTGACGTTCTACCGTCCCTCCAAGGGCCAGCAGACGATGATGCTCGCCATGGGCGGGCGTGGCATGAGCGAAGAAGCAATCGGCCACTTCATCCACCTGTGGATCAACCTCGGCGACGACGACACCCAGCGCTATTTCCAGGACCTGTTGCTCGACCGCAAGAGCGGCTTCGACATCGACAGTGAGGGTGGCATCTTCGACATCTGGGAGCACCTTACCGAGGAGTGGTCGGGAAAAGATTCCCAGAAGCCGTCCGGCTCGCGTGCGTCGCGGCGGGCAACTGGCGCCAAATCGACGGGCACTACTCCGGTAAGGGCGTCGACCTCCTCGCGCTCCCGCTCCCTCGATTCCTAAACGTCATCTATGACTGGGCAATGAATCACCAGAGCGAGGAAGACGCCCTCCGATGGTCGGAAACCCTCGCCAGTCCCCTCCCCAGTTCGTCGGACGAAATGGACGGTAACGAAATTGACCAGCTCAGCAAGCTCTAAGCAGTAAACGAAAGGACGGGTCACCGTGGGTATTGGACGCGAAGTAGCTGACGCGTATATCAGCGTCCACGGTGACCTGTCCCCGTTCCGGCGTTCCCTGAGCGGAGCCCAGAAGGACATCGAGAAGGCGGCGAAGAACAACGCTGACACCTACGCGGAAGCGTGGGGCAAGCGACTCGAAAAGCAGACCGGTGACCGGTGGAACTCCATCGTCGACGCGATGTACTCGCAGGAAAAGCTCGACATCAACAAGATGATCGAGCACTTCGATCCGACCGACCTCGACAACGCGCAGACGAAGATCAACAAGTTCCTGCTGGACATGTCACGGAACCAGCACCTCACCGGCGATTACTACAAAGATGTCAAGCGGGACATCAACGCCGCCATCGAGGGGATGCGCGAACGCAACAGGCTCGATGCCGAGAACGAGCAACAACTGCGCGGGCTGAGCATGGCGCTGGAGGCGAACAGCAAGTTCCTTGCGGACGCGAACAAGGAGAACGAGCGCTGGGCGCGCACCCTCGACGGCATCCGCAAGAACAACGCCATCGGCGACATGGAAGGCGACTTCCGCAAACTGGCCGGGACCATGAAGTCCGCCGACTTCGCCGACTTCGCGAAGGGCTTCGACACCTTCACGGAACTGCGCAAGCGCGTCTACGACGTCACCGCCGCCATGCAGGAGCAGGGCCGGATGTCGGACGAGCAGGCCGCCGTGATGCGCGAGAACGTCAACATGTTCATCCGCGGCGAGCACCAGAAGTCCGACGCGATGCGCGAGACGCTGGCCGAGACGAACCGGCTGAAGAAAGCTCAGGACGAGTACAACGGCTCGCTCTCCGGGATGGCCAGGAACTTCCACATCGGGAAGCTGGAGAACGACTTCCGCAACCTTGCCGCCGCGATGGACTCCAACGACTTCTCCCACTTCGCCCGCGGCGCGGACAACCTCCGGGACATGCGGTTGCAGATCGCGAACACCGCGAACGAGATGCGCAGGCTCGGCCGGATGACCGATCAGGAATACCTGCTGGTGCTCCAGCGCACCACCGCCCTGACGCACTCCTTCAACGACAACGACGGCGCAATGAAGCGCTCGATCATCACGGGGGCACGGCTGAGGAAGGTCTTCTCCGGGATGGGCCGTGCACTGCGCGGAACCCGGGAGCACCTTCAGGGCTTCGCCGGGCTGAACGTCTTCGGCGACATGATCCGGGAGGGACTGGACTTCATCCACAACCTCGACCGCATCGCGGTGTCGGCGTCCAAGGCATTCCTGAAGGTCGGCGCGCTGGGCTCGGTTGCCGGGTCCTCCCTCGCGGGCCTGTTCGTCATCGCCACCGACCTCGGCGCCGTCATCGGCGGGCTCGGCGCGGCCCTGCCCGGCTTCCTCGTCGCCGCGGGCATCTCCGGCGGCGTGCTGTACGCGGCGCTGAAGGACATGAAGACGGTCCTGAAGGACCTGACCCCGCAGTTCAAGAAGCTTCAGGACACCATCTCCAGCAAGTTCTGGGCGCAGGCGAAGAAGCCGATCACCGACCTGACCAAGGCGCTGATGCCGCTCCTGACCACGAAGCTCGGCGCGACCGGCACCGCATGGGGCAAGGTCTTCGGCTCCCTCGCCGATTCCATCAAGGCGATCCCGCAGAAGCGCATCGCGGGAATGTTCGACCGGATGAATAAGGGCATCGACATTGCCGCCGGGGCCATGCCGCCGCTGATCCGCGCGTTCACCAACCTCGGCGACGCCGCGTCCCGGCAGTTCGAGCGCTTCGGCACGTGGATCAAGAAGATTTCCACCGACTTCGACAAGTTCATCCAGAAGGCGTCCGACAACGGCGACCTCGACAAGTGGATCAACAACATGGTCGACGGCTTCAAGAACCTCGGCCGCGCCGCCGACGGCACCTTCGGAATCATCAACGCCATCTCCGACGCCGCGAAGCGGGCCGGGTCCGGCGGGCTGAAGGAATTCGCCGACAAGCTTCAGGGCATCGCGAAGGCCATGCAGGAGCGCGGCTTCCAAGACACCCTCACCACGTTCATCTCGGGCATGAACATCGCCGTCGGCAAGATGGGCGAGGCCATCAAGGGCCTCGGCCCGGCACTCCAGTCCGTCATGCCCTCCATCAAGATCGCCCTGTCCGACGTCGGAGACTCGGTCGCCACGATCATCGGCTACCTCGGCCAGATTCTTTCCAACCCCACCGTGCAGAAGGGCATCACGGACTTCAGCAATGGGGTCAAGACGGCGCTGGGCCTGCTCGCCCCCGCCGTGAAGCCGTTCGCCGATTCGCTCGGCAACGCCATGTCCCTGCTGGGCAAGGTCGTGGAGTCCGTTGCGAAGATCGCCACCGCGTTCACCGTCAACCTCGCCCCCGTCCTCGACCAGATGTCGATTAAAGTCCAGACCCTGCTGGACCCGCTCTCGAACATGGCCACCAACGCCATCGAAAAGCTGAAGCCTGTCGCGGACGCGCTGGACAAGTTCATCGTCGGACCCATCGTCGCGGCGATGAACTCCTCCCTGATCCCGTCGTTCAACGGCTTCGTGGACAAGGCCAGCCCGGTACTGGCCAAGATCGTCGAAGACCTCGGCCCCGTGCTGAAAAGTCTGGTCAACGACGTACTGCCGAACGCGGTGAAGTTCGCCACCGAACTGCTGGACCCGCTGGGGAAGGTCTTCGACCTGTTCACCCCGGCGCTCAAAAAGCAGATCGACGACGTCGCGGGCGGCTTCAGTTCGCTCTCCGCCGCCATGCGGATCGCGAAGGGCGAGGCGCGCACCGAGGACTGGGGCACCCTGTTCGGCGCGTTCTCCATGGACGGCTTCAACAAGGCGCAGAAAGCCTACGAGGAGCAAATCAAGAACGCGCCCAAGACGGACTGGGGCGACATCTTCGGCGAACTGCTCGGCGGCAACGCGCAGAACGGCATGGCAATCGCGTGGAACGAGAAAATCTACCCGGAGCTGGTCAAGGCCGGGCAGTGGCTGGACGAGCACGTCAATGACGGGCTGGACCGGATCTTCGGCAACGGCCAGTTCTGGAAGGACGCCGCCTCCAACAACATCGACCTGTCCAAGGGCCTGACGGACTGGCTCAAAGGCCAGTTCGACGAAATCGGCAGGGCCAACGAAGAACTCAGCGGCACGATCACCACCGCCCTCAACGACTGGTGGGGCGGCATCAAGGGCATGGCGCAGGACTGGTTCAAGAGCACCTTCGGGTTCGGCAACGACAGCTCCAAGCCTGCCGGTGGAAGCATCAGCGGCGGCGGCGGTGCGGGCGGCAAGGGCATGGGCGTGATGGGCAAGATTACCGAGGAGATGCTCGGCAACACCGGCGACCCCGCAACGGTCGTCACCGAACCGTTCGCCGGAATCAGTCAGGCGATCAACGACAGCCTCGCCCAGATCAACGGCGTCGTCGGCGGACTCACCGGCGCGCTCGGCGAAATCTGGAACGGATTCTGGGGCGGCTTCGGCACCGTCGTCTCCGACGTGTGGACGAACATCACCACGTGGATCGGAACCTTCGCGGGGCAGATCGGCGCGAACATCGCCAGCTTCATCGGCACCGTCTCGACTACTTGGAATAGCTTCTGGGCCGGAGTCGGCCAGACCGTCTCCAGCATCTGGACACAGATCACCACGTGGATCAGCACCACCGTTGGGCAAATCGCAGGCAACATCGGTTCCTTCATCGGCACAGTGACCGCCAACTGGAATGCGTTCTGGGCCGGAGTCGGGCAAACAGTGTCGGCTATCTGGGCCCAGATCACCGGCTGGATCGGCCAGCAGATCGGCGCCATTGCGGGGAACATCGGCAACTTCATCGGCACCGTCACCTCGAACTGGAACAACTTCTGGTCCGGGGTTGGCGCCAAGGTGTCCCAGACGTGGGCGCAGATCACCGGCTGGATCAACCAGCAGGTCGGTGCAATCATCGGCCGGATCGCCGGGTTCATCGGACAGGTCACGGGAAGCTGGAACGCCTTCTGGGGCGGGGTCAGTGCGCGCGCCTCACAGGCGTGGGCGCAGATCAGCGGCGCTGTCTCCAACGGCGTCTCCAGCGTCATCGGCTGGGTCGCCGGACTGCCGGGCCGGATCAGCGGCGCCATCGGCAACGCGTGGGGCATCCTTCAGGGTGCCGGTGAGGCGATCATGGGCGGCCTGCGCCGCGGCCTCGAATCGGCGTGGTCCGGCGTGCAGAACTTCGTCGGGACCATCGCGCAGTGGATCGCGGACCACAAGGGCCCGATCAGCTACGACCGGACCCTGCTCGTGCCCGCCGGTGAGGCGATCATGTCCGGCCTCGAAACGTCCATGAAGGACAAGTTCGGCAACGTCATGGACTTCGTCTCCTCAATGGCGTCGATGATGGCGTCGGCGTTCAACCACTCGGACATGTATATCGCCGGGAAGAACGCCTCGCAGGGGTTGGCCGACGGCCTGCTCGCGAACAAGTCCACCATCGCGGCGGCCTACTCCAATCTCGGCACGTTCGCCACCGGCGACCCGGCGGGCCTCGGCACGCTGAAGATCGCCCGGGGTGACGACCGGTCGTCAGGCACGACGGCGTCGCATTCCTTCGCCCCGGGCGCGGTACAGGTCGCCGTCACCACACAGGCGACGGACGCGGGCCTCGTGGCCAGCAAGGTCACCGATTCACTCGACGACGCGTTCGCGCGCTTCTCAGGACTGTAGGAAGGCGCCATGTATAACGGCTGGCTGGAGTACGCGGGCATTGAACTGATCAATGCGGCGCGGACGAAGAAGTACATCACCACCCTGCTCGCGGGCCTCGACGTCCGGTGCGACACCTCCGGGCTTCAGGCCGCGCGGGCGCAGGCCAACTACGTGTCCCCGGCGGCGGACAACGCCCCGTGGTACAAGGCCACCCGGCCCGCGACCGGCCGGTTCTACGGGCTGTTCCCCGCGACCATGGCCGGGGAGGAGGACGCGTCCCGCGAGGTCGGCGTCATCGAACTTTCCGGCGACGGCGCGACCTACGGCAGGCCCCGTTACGGGTCACGGGAAATCCGGGTCACCGCGATGGCGTTCGCCGCCGACGAGGAGGCCATGGGCGAGGGCCTGTCGTGGCTCAGGGACGCGCTGGCGACCGGGGAGTGCGCCGAGACGACCGGGGCGTGCACGAACAACGAACTGCGCATGTACCTTGCCCAGCCGAAGAACGGCACCGCCGACAACCACATGATCCGCACCTTCATTCGGACCGAAATCCTCGACAATCTCACCGTCACCCGGCAGATGGGCTCGCGGGTGTGCGTCGCGAAGATGGTCGAGTTCATCTTCACCGTCGGCGTGCCGTGGGCATTCACCCCCAAGACCCTCGTCGGCTCCCTGAGCATGGACACCGGCACCGCGTCCTTCACCGACCCCGCCGGGGAGGACTGCTACAACACCTCCAACGCCTACACCAACTTCGTCGCCGACCCTTTCTACACCGCCATCGTGAAGCCGCCCGCCCCACCCGTGGTGAAGCCGCCGAACGTCATCAAGCCCGCCTCGTGGCGGCGCCGGACTCTGGCCGTGACGCAGTCGGAAGTGGACCGCTGGGGCCGGGTCGCCCCGGTGGTGACGCTCTCGGTCGGCGCGTCCGGCGGCTCGCTGATCCGGGTCCGGTTCTACGGGAACGGCACAGTGTCCGGGTGCGGCTTCGAGGGCGAGTTCTACGTCTCCTACATCCCGCCCAGCTCCTCGATGATCCTCGACGCGATGCGCCGGGAAATCACGGTGGTGCGCTCGAACGGCGCGAAGGTCCCCGGCGGCCAGCTCGTCTACGGTTCCGACGGCCTGCCGCTGAAGTGGCCGTCCCTCGGGTGCAGTGCCTCCTACACCATGACCGTCGACATGCTCCCGGGGCAGACCGGCATCACCGCCCTCCTCGAATCCTCCGTAAGGGAGTAGCCCGTGGCCCTGTCCTGCCAGACCCATACCGCGTTCATCTACGACCGGGGCGGGTTCCGCCAGATGATTGCGCTGACCCCGCTCCAGCGGGTGAAGTGGGAGCGCCGCCGCGACGACATCTCGACCGCGACGGTGTTCCTGTCCACGCCCGGGAAGCAGTGTGCCGAACAGCTCGGGCTGGTCGAGGCAGGCCGGGTGGAGCTGGTCATCTTCCGCGGCACCCAGCGGGTGTGGGAGGGCCCGGTGACCCGGGTCGCGTACAAGGGGCAGACCGTGGAGATTTTCGCGGGCGACGTCATGACGTACGTGAACCGCACGGCGATGCGCGGCGAGTACGATTCGCGCTACCCGAACACCGAGTACACCATCGACCGGGTGAAGCGGATCATGAACACCGAGGTGGCCCGCAAGGAGGCGCTGGACCCGCCCTACAACATCCTCGCGAACGTCCAGTACCTCTACACCACCCCGCGCACGGACTCGCGCACCGCGGCCCACACCCTGCCGTACGCACAGACCGTGTTCGATCACGTCGACTCCTATGCGGCGCGCGGCGGTCTGGACTACACCGTCGTCGGCCGGTCCATCCTGTTCTGGGATGTGCACCAAGCCATCGGGCAGACCCCCATGGTGACTGAGTCCGACTTCCTCGGCGATCTGGTGATTACCCAGTACGGTGCGGAGCTTGCCACGCAGGTTTACATCTCTGACGGCAAGGGGCACCACGGCCAGTACGGCGCCGTCGACCCTTACTACGGTGAGTGGGAAATGGTGCAGGATGCGTACGACGAGAACACGTCCGGCCCCGACGATGCGACCGACCCTACCGTCGGCGAAATGAACTCGCAGGCGTCGCGCATCTGGTCGCAGACGAAACGGCCCCCGCTGGTCGCCCGTGTGCCGGACAATACCAGCCTCAACCCGGCCGGTGTGCTCAGCGTTGACGACCTTGTTCCGGGTGTGTGGGTTCCTCTTACCGTCAGCGTGCCGGGTCGTACCGTCTCGCAGATGCAAAAGCTGGATAACATGACGGTTGAGGAGAGCGCGGAAGTGGGTGAGGTCATTACTGTGACCCTGTCCCCGGCTCCGATCCAGACATAAGAGGAAGGGACCGCCAGTGTCCATGCAAAGCCCCCGCGATCTGCGCGAATGGCAGAAGATTATTGAGCGTGGGGTAAAGACCGCCAATCGCGGAATACCTATCGCGATTGCTCACGCCAATGACAAGGCGGCGGAGGTCCACGACGAGGTTGAGACCTACAAAGACCTGACACCGGCGGCCCCTATCGAGGTCACCTTCCAGACTCTCATCTACACCGACCCCAACAAGCGCCAGCGCGGCACCGCAACGTTCGACTTCCCCGACGTCGTGTTCGCCACGAACGGCACGCCGATCAGCGTGGACCGCTACGAAATCTTCGGTCAGGATCAGGGCGTCAACCCGCTCCAGCCGTTCCGCCTGATGAACACCTCGACGGCGTCCAGCATCACCGTCACGGACCTGAAGCCCGGCTCGGTGTGGAAGTTCCGCATCCGCGCGCTCAGCGCCAGCATCATCAAGCCCGGCCTGTTCTCCCCGGACTACTCCGTTACCGTCACGGCGGACACCACGCCCCCGCCGCAAACCTCCGCGCCGGTCGCCACCGCAATCTCCGGCGGCGTCAAGGTCACATGGGACGGGCTTGCCGCGGGCGGCGGAGTCATGCCCGGCGACTTCGACTACACCGAGGTCGCCTTCGGCATGGCCGCCTCACCCACGGCGGTCATCGACAGGTTCTACGGCGCATCCTTCACCATCGTCCCGAAGACCTCCTACAACACCACGCACTACTTCCGGCTCCGCGCCGTGGACACCTCCGGCAACCCCGGGCCTTGGTCTGTGCAGGCGACCGCCATCCCGGTGCCGCTGGTGGATGTGGACGTCATCCTCGCCCACCTCGACGGCGCCGTCACCGAAATCACCAACATCGGCGCGGAAGCAATCAAGACCGGCGCGATCACCAACGCGAAGCTGGCGCTGAACGCTGTCGCCCAGAACAACCTTCAGGACCAGATCGTCTCCCTCGGGAAGCTGGACACGGCGACCAACGCGAAAATCCAGAAGGGTGTCGATGACGCCTTCACCGCGCAGGCCGCCGCGAACGCCGCCGACGGCAAGGCGGGAACCGCCATCAGCAATGCCGCCGCCGCCGACACCAAGGCAGGGAACGCCCAGACCGCCGCCGACGCGGCCCGTGCCGTCGCCGACGCAAAGCTCGCGGCCGGGGTCGCGCTGACCCTGAACGGCAACTTCGACGCCACCCCGATCACGTCCCCGCCGCTGGGCTGGCCGTTCCGGGT